TCGATCTCCCTACAACGTAGCCGATGACATTTTGTATGCAAACCTCAGTGACGCAGAAACAACTAGCGATGCTATTTATTTTGATTTTGTTTCCAACGGAATAAAGTTACGAAGCGGAACCGCAGGCAACGTAAACACATCAGGAAGTAGTTACATCTACTTGGCCTTTGCCGAATCACCATTCAAATACTCTAACGCGAGGTAATTATGTGGTATAGCGAAACATTTGGAACAATAAAAACGCCTCGCGCTTTGACCGTTGATGGCGTACAACACCCTGCAAACATCTTTAGGGCATGGTCTAAAGCAGAACTGCTTGGTATCGGCATTGCTCCTGCGCGGGTAGAAGCACCTGACTCACGTTATTACAACACCGGAGCAGAGTCATACACCTTTACTGATGGCGAGTGGGTTATCTCCTACGAAACCACAGAAAAGAGTGTCGATGATCTCAAGGAAGACCTGATTGCAAAGATCAAAGCCAATGTTGGTTCATTGCTGTCATCCTCTGACTGGATGGTAGTTAGACAGGCAGACGGTGGTACGGCTATGACAGAAGCATGGACAACCTACCGCAATGAGGTTCGCGCTCACGGTAACAGCCTTGAGAATGGCGTTGAAGCCTTTGCATCTGTACAGGCGGTGAAGAACTTCCAGAACCATGAGGTACAGGAAGAGCGATACCTGTCTACCTACGATGATGAAGGTGTTGAAACTATTGGCCCTGAAACTGAAATAGTAGATCGTACTGTTGATAAAACATATTGGGGTTGGCCCACGGCTCCTGACGCAGAGGCTGATCCTTATCACGTTAGGTATCTCTAATGTCTACATGGGCAGGGAACACCTACAATTGGAATACAATTCCATATGCTTGGGATGACCGATTTGCAGACCCTGCTAATGCAACTCTTGCCCTGTCTGGCAAGTTGCCTATATCAAGTCAGGGAAATATTGCATATCCTGCGAATGCTACTTTAACATTTAATGGTCTAACTCCTGCTGTAGATTTAACTTTTGCTCCATCGCCCGGAGCGGGTACTCTAACTGTAACTGGGCAGGTTCCAATCTTTGCAAAGGGTGTATTTAGAACTGTTCCACAAGGAACACTTACATTTGATATTGCAAAGTGGAGCGATGTATCTTCGACTTGGGCGGCAGTTTCTGGAACGTGGAGCAGTTATGGAATGGCTCCTATTGTAGGACAAACCCATTCGTACGACCCAGAAACAGGGATATTCACTATTGAGGGCTACCAGTCAGGGGTTGTCTGGAAAGACCCAACTTGGAAACCAACAGTATGGATAATATAAAAAAAGAAAAAAAGTTTAGCTGGTCTGAAATGTGTAATAAAGCAGACCCTTATTTGAATGCTCCAAAACCAATGTATGTATTTGACAATGGGAATAGGGTTTTTTATTCTCAACCAAAAAAAGCAAAGGGAACAAAATAATGTCTTTAGAAGTTGCAAAGGCTGATGTATTTAAAGCAACAGATCATACCTTAGCTAAAAATGTTGCTGAGAAATTAGAAGAGAAGTACCCTGGATGGCTTTGGGCCGTAAACGTTATGGATGGAATTTTGTCTGTTAAGTCTATGAGATTATCTGGAAACTGGGGATTTGTTCTTCATACTGACAAAATAGATAATGACTATAAAATGGTTGTTATGGCTGGCGGAGAAATACTAGAAAGGTTTAGACAAAAAAGAGGTGGGTTTAATGACGCCTTGTATAATGATCTAGTTATGGATACGACAGGAAAACTTAATGGGGACTATTCTCAATGAGCCGAATTAATCCGCAGCCTCCAACAGAAGGTTCAGAAAGTGTATCTGTTGAACAGATAGATAATGATACTCCTCTTGTTGAGGATTTTTGGCTGCGTATTGCTCGTGAAGCATACGAAGATTCTAGTGATTGGGTAGACTCTAATTTAAGAGAGCAATGGGAAAAAAGTATTTCACTTTTTAATAGCAAGCACCCACCTGGCTCTAAGTATAATACTGGAGCTTACGAGAAACGTTCTAGATTCTTTAGACCAAAAACAAGAACAGCAGTAAGAAATCTTCAGTCTGCTATGGCAGTTGCATTTTTTACTAATGAAGATGTCTTAAGCGTTCAGCCAAGAAACCCTAACGATCTTGAACAAGTTGCTGCAGCTGCTGTATCTCAATCTATTATGCAGTACAGGCTTACAAATACTATTCCTTGGTTTCAAACTATGTCTGCTGCATTGCAGGATGCTGCGGTACAGGGAGTGTGTATAAGCCATCAGTATTGGGAGTATGAAGAGCAAGAAGAATCTTACATTAATGTAGATAATCAAAACCGCCCAATAATGGATGAGTCTGGTTCTCCTGTAATAACCAAACAAAAAAGTTCAATTAAAGACAAGCCTGTTATAGAGCTTATATCTCCAGAAAATATACGTATTGATCCTGCTTCTCATTGGCACGATCCTATAGAAAGCAGTCCTTATGTTATCCATCTTATTCCCATGTATATTCAAGATGTACGCCAAAAAATGGAAGATGGGGAATGGATTGACATACCTGTTGAAGAGCTTTTAGCTTCTGAAAACAGCGAGGATGACAACACCACTAGACTTGTTAGAGATGAACCAAGAGAAGATCGTTTAGATAACGATGCAGGATATGGCGATATTGATTCATATAAAATTATATGGGTTCATAAAAACATTATAAAAAAAGAAGGAATTGATTGGTGTTACTATACAGCAGGTGTTGATGCTGTTCTTAGCGAACCAAAGACATTGCAAGAAATGTATCCTTGGCTTAGGTCTGGAGAGCGCCCATATGTCATGGGTTATACCAATGTAGAGTCACACAGAATTTATCCAGCTGGTACAGTAGAGTTAACACAGGAGCTGCAGGCTGCTGCTAATGACATCTGGAACCAGCGATTCGATAATGTTCGTCTCGCAATGAATAAGCGCTACCACATCCGCAGGGATAGAAACATTGATCTTGATGCTCTATTTCGTTCGGTGCCTGGTGGCGCAGTTGAGATGGACGATCCGGATGCTGATGTTCGGGTTATTGATACGAGAGACGTAACTGGTTCTGCATACGCTGAGCAAGACAGAATCAATATGGACTTTGATGAGTTGCAGGGCAACTTCTCAACCTCGACGGTACAGGGTGCACGATCACTCAACGAGACCGTTGGTGGTATGTCTCTCATGGCAAGTAACAGTGGCACAGTTACTGAATATGTTTTGAGGACCTTCTCAGAGACATGGGTGGAGCGCGTACTTAAGCAGCTGATGCGGCTTGAACAGTACTATGAAACTGATGCAGTTATCCTTGAGCTGGCTGGAGATGCAGCTGCTTCGGTTAATGAACAGTTCCAGGGTGCCGTTGATGATCTGCTTAAGTACGAAGTTTTACTTAAAGTTAATGTAGGTATTAGCGCAACAGACCCATTAAGAAAGGTTCAGAATCTTGTGTCTGGTATACAGATGCTTGGAGAACTTCCTGGTTTTGCACAAAGCTTGAATGTTCCAGAAGTTGTTAAAGAAGTATTTGGGCAGCTTGGATACAAAGACGGTGAGCGTTTTGTAAATATGGAAGAAGACCCACGAATTGCTGAACTAACTGCTCAGTTAGAACAGATGCAGATGTATATTGAGAGCGAGCAAGGCAAGCTCCAGAATCGCTTAATGGTTGAACAGATGAAGCAGCAAGGAAATCTTGAGGCTGCCAACCTTAAGCATGGCGCAGAGATTCGCATGAAAGAAATGGAAGGTCAGCTTAAATACCTTGATCTCCAGCTAAAACAAGAAGACGTAGCTACGAGAAGGGCTGAACTAATGTTACAACGAGAGGCTCTAATTAATCAGATAGCTGATGCTGAACTTCAAAGGCAAGAAGAAATGGTTGCTGAAGGAGATGTCGGCGTGATGGCTAGGAATGATTACAATAAGATACCTTACGCAGTAGGATAATATGGACTATTATGATCCCCGAGAGATCGGGATTGATGATCTAGTAAAGCGTATCCGAATAGGACACGCTACTAAAGATTTTTTAAACACTTCTGTTGGGCAAGCAATATTAGAAAAGGCCTTGGTTCAGTATAAAAAAGGCATAGATAACTTAGAAAAAATTGGGCTTAACGGATTTGACGGCTCTGAAGAAGAAGAGCTAAAAGAGTACCGGAAGATTATTTCTGATCTCTCAACACCTTTGAAATCGCTAAAGTGGTTTGATAGCGTTATACAAGAAGGGAACAATGCTGATAAGATTGCGAAGTATAAATCTTCTGGTGATTTAGAACCATAAGGAGATACTAATATGGAAAACGCTACCCAGCAGGATGCGTTAGAATCAGAAGAAGTTGTAGAAACTGAAGAAGTAACGGAAGCGCAAACCGAAGAAGATATAACAACCCCAGTCAACCCTCTTTCTGCTAGAGAAAAAGCTTTAGAAGAAATCTACAATAGACGTAGGGAAGAAGAAGGTGTTTTAGAAGAAGATGTTGAAGATGATAAACAATCTGTAGAAGAAACACCAGAGGCTCCAGTTTGGCATGATGGAGAAAAATGGTTTACAAAAATAAAGGTAAATGGCGAAGAGGTTGATGTTCCGTTTGAAGCCTTAAAGTCTTCTCATCAAAAGGATAGAGCTTCTCAAGAAAAATTTCAAGCTGCTGCAGTAAAAGAGCGCGAGCTTTTGTATAGAGAGCGGCAGTTACAAGAACAATTTGAACAATTAAAATCTCAACCATCTGGTCAGGACGTTGAGAAAGAGGAAGAGGTTAGTGATGTTAACGACATTGTCGAAAAATATCATGAAGCATTATTCCAAGATGACGCAGCGGAGGCTGCTAAACTACTCAGAACCTTGGCAAGTAGTGGGCGCGGAGACGCTACCCAGAACATACAAGAGGTTGTAAATCAAGCTATTGCTTCTCACGAAGCGAGGAAAAAAGCAGAGCAAGAGCATATTCAGAGAGCGGCTTATCAGGCTGAACTAGAAGATGCAGTTAAATCTTTTAATGAAAATTATCCTGATATTGCTGAGTCTGAAGAGCTTAGAGCGATTGCAGATAGGAAGACGATTACCCTGACTCAGGAGAATCCTGATTGGACACCGTCGCAGATTATCAATGCAGCTGCTGAGTATACTCGTGATTGGGCTGGAATTAGTCTTGAATCAAATGGTAGGGTTAATCGCAAACAAAAAATTGTGAAACAACCTAAATCAGTGAGGGCTTCAGCTAACAGTTCAAAAGAAAGTGTTCCTTTGACACCTTCTGAGATTGTTGCAGAAATGCGTAAAGCTAGAGGCCAAACTATATAACTCTTTTGGAGGTTAATTATGGCTGGACAAGTATGGTCTGTCAACACCTCCGGTGGTTATATGTATGCCGACAATCTGAGCCGCCTGCTTCGCATGGCAGTTCAGCCGATGGTAAAGTTCCGTCAGTTCTGCGATGTTAAAGACGCAGCGCATCAGGGTCTTCACCGAGGCGACACATTCCACTGGAACGTGTACAGCGATGTTGCCACTCAGGGCACCACGCTGACTGAAACCAGCACGATCCCCGAAACCTCGTTCACTATTTCTCAGGGAACCATGACCATTACGGAAGCTGGTAACAGTGTGCCGTACACTGGTAAATTGGATGATCTCTCTGAGCAGCCTGTGGCCGAAGTTATCCGGAAAGTGCTGAAAAACGATGCTGTTAAAGGATTCGATAATCTTGCTGCTGTGCAGTTTGACGCCGCGAAAGTGCGTGTCACTCCTACCGCAGGAACGAGTACGACTTCTTTGGTAGTTACTGAAAATGGTGCGTCTGCAACGGTTAACAATGTTGCTCTTGGTAAAGAGCATGTTAAGTTGATCGTTGACGAAATGAAAGAGCGTAACATCCCGGCTTATGCTGATGATGATTATTACTCTATCTCTCGTCCTTCGACCTATCGCCAGTTGAAAAATGATTTGGAAGGTATCAAGCAGTACATTGATGCTGGTTTCCAGATGATTATGAACGGCGAAATTGGTCGTTACGAGGGTGTTCGTTTTGTCGAGCAGACTCACAAGGGTGCCGCAGCTCTCGGTACTTCAGCTAGTGCATGGTCCAACGGCAAGTCCGATTGGTGCCTGTTCTTTGGTGAAGATACTGTTGCTGAAGCAATTGCTGTTCCTGAAGAAATTCGTGGGAAAATTCCTGGCGACTTCGGAAGGGATCGTGGTATTGCGTGGTATTATTTGGGAGGCTTTGGCCTCGTTCACACTCAAGCTGCCCAGTCACGTATCGTGATGTGGGATAGCCAATCATAAGGAGAAATTGTTATGAGTTACAGCGATCCACGTCCTTATGCATACAGCTATTACCATGATTTTGGTGCAGGAAGTGAAGCGATGGTTATGCGTGGCCCTTCGGGAAAGCAAGGTAGCGTCAAAGAGATTGAAGTTGAAGCTATCGAAACTTTCACGAATACGACTACGGAAGCCGTTATTGAACTTGGTTCCTCTGCGGGAACTGCTGAGTATGTCAACATGGGTCTTGGCACCCTTGCTGATGGAGATCAGCAGCGTCTAACCGACACTGCGGCTGACCTGGTTCTTGATGCTCTTCCTGCTGATACCGACATCCACATCACGTTTAATGCTCCCACTGGCGGAACTCCCGCTGGCAAGGCGCACGTACACATGATGATTGAGTGGTACTAGGAGGCAACATGAAAGACAGCGCAAGTGGTAAAATTCCGGCTAACGGTCTCTCTGAAAAATCGTCATTTGCTGGCGAATCCAATGCCTCGCTTGGCTTGGACAGCAAAGGCAAAGATCAGAAGCCCATTGGTACGGTGAAGAAGAGCGTCTCTGGTTCCCACGGGAAGTTCGAGATGTGCTAATTGATGCGGGGGAGGGGCAACTCTCCCCCAATTCATTTCAGGAGAATCAAATGAAAATTAATGTAATTACTGCTTATATCGGTGATAGTGTAGAAACTCCTCAAGAAGGTTATGGTTTCACCGAGCCGAAGCAGAAAGGATATACGAGCGGAAGTCAGTTGTTTGATGAACGCGCTATGGAATACAGGCGAGAACAACCTCGCTCCAACAATGAAGCCAGAGCACACGGCAAAATGGTTCGTTCCGGCATGACGGTATCTGGTTGGGGATTTTAATCACTAAGTGAAAATAATAACAGTTCCTGAAAAGGAAATAAAGGACTTTACCCCAGAAGATTTTGGTGGGATAAGGAAAGAAAAAACAGTTTGTGTAATTAGGTATGGGGCTTTTGGAGATATATTGCAGACTGGTTCAGTTTTGCCTTTACTGCAGAAGCAGGGATACAGAGTTTGCGTTAACACCAATGAGACAGGAAAAGACATACTAAGGTCTAATCCTCATGTTGATGAGCTTTTGGTTCAAAGAGCTAATCAAATATACCCAGATAAACTAGATGATTATTGGGCGCATTTTGATGGACTGTTCGATAAAGTAATACAATTTTCAGAATCTGTAGAAGGAAGTTTATTGATTGTTGGAGACAGGACTGTTCAGTTAGAACATGGTCCAGTCCTTATTCCGGCAGATAAAAAGTTTAAATGGAATAAAGAAGATATTCATGCTCATTGTAATATTAATTACATGGAAAGAATGCATGACATTGCTGAAGTAGATTATGAATTTGATACTTCTTTTTACCCAACAAAAAAAGAAGAATCTAGAATAAAAGACTGGAAGAAGAAAAAAGTAAAGACCAAGTACCTTGTTATGAATGTGCTATCTGGCTCTTCTGTTCATAAAGTCTGGCCCGGCAATGACGCTTTAATGGCTAGATTCCTTGATATAAGGAAAGATGTTACGTTTATTACTGTAGGCGATTACGCATGCAAGCTTCTTGAACAGGGGTGGGAAAAAGAAAGCAGGGTAATAACTACATCTGGTGAGTGGCCTATAAGAGATGTTTTAACTTTGGCTAAATTATGTAATGTAATTGTAGGACCTGAAACAGGAGTTTTAAATTCTGTTTCTAACTATAGCAGGGTTCATAAAAGTTTATTTTTATCTCACTCTTCAAAAGAAAACTTAAGCAAACACTGGAATAACACTACAACTTTTGAACCATTTGAAGCAGAGTGTTATCCTTGCCATAAGATGCATCATGGTTTTGACACTTGTGTTAGGGACGAAGAAACAGGCGGTGCTTTGTGTGCATCTAAAATACCAGTAGGTAAAGTTTACATGGATATAGCGAAGAACTTGAAATGAGTACTTATTTAGTTTTATGCCAGGATATGGCTAGAGATATAGGGATACCAGGAACTGGTCCTTCAAGCGTTACCGCCTCTGATCTTTCAGAAGAGGAGATTGCTGTTACTCGTTATATCAAACAAGCTGATCTAGACATACAAAGACGGTGGTTTAACTGGAATTTTTTATGGACTGAAGCGACCATCACACCATCAGCTGGTACATCAACTTTGTCATCTCCTGCTGACTTAGGAAACTGGAAGCTTGATGCTATTGTTTGGTCTAAAGCTACCAATGATTATCAAGAGCTTGACTATATGGATTGGGACGAATACAAGCTTGAATATAAACTTGGGGTTATAGACTCAGGTACGCCTGAAGTATTTGCTGTAAAGCCTGACAATGTTCTAGATGTATACCCAACTCCTGATACAACTACAGCTATTTCTGTCGAGTATTGGAAGACGCCTACTGAGCTTGCAGCAGATTCAGATACATCCTCTATACCAGCCAGATTTCATAACATTATTATTGCTAGAGCTAAGATATATTACGGAGAGAATGAAGATGCTCCAGAAATTTTAAGCGGTGCTTTAGCAGAGTTTGAAGATTTACTAGACAAACTTGAATCAGATCAACTACCTGGACAAAAAAATAGAAGGTTCTCTAGGGTTCAAGATTTGTTTAATTATACAGTTACTCCAGAATGACTAAGCTAAGAAATAGAGCGCTTAGACCTTCTGGTCTTAGGTCTAATTATTTTCCTTTTACTGGCGGGTTAAACTTAGTTGACCCTGCCCTGTCTATTACTCCTGGGGAGTGCATTTCTGCTGACAATTTTGAAGTAGATATAAGAGGTAGATACCAACGTCTTGATGGTTACGAAAGAGCTGATGGCCAAACTCTTCCATCAGAAATAACTTACTATAGGATTCCTTTTACTTTAGGAACATCTAGAGATTCTGTATTTAATAGCGCCTATAGCACAGCTTTTGATCTTCAGATTCCATCTACTGGTGACATGGTAAAGGGTGAAACAAGTGGCGCTTTAGGTTCTATTCTTCAGGTTAGCATGGAGGATGTTACTGGAGATTCTGCTGCAGGTTCTTTTGCTGGGTCAAATGGCGAAGGATATGTTTATTTTATAGTAACTAGCGGAACACTGCAAGATGGAGAAACCTTGCTATTTTTAAATAAAGACAGCGCTTTTGGTAGCGCATTTAATGTGGAGTATAAATAATGGGAACACCTACAGCCTTAAGAAAAACTAGAGCAGTTTTAACGGGCACAAGTTTTGCTGACAATACTACCGGCGCAATTACAGCACAGATGTTACGTCAATATGTAGAGTCAGATATGGGAGGATACGCCTGTATAAATAATGCTGCAGGCGATGGCACTCCCGCTGTACAGGCAATTGCAAATGGAACTACAGTAACAGTTGACTTTTCATTAGGATCGTCTGGGTCAGATGTAGCGCAAGATACCGGAACCGTTTCTTCTACAACTGTTGGCGCTGATGCTGATTTTGCAAATGATCAGATAAGAATATATGACAAAGGATTCTATTTTGTTTCATGCAACTTGTGCATAAAGCAGGCCGCAACAGCCAATATTATTTGGACTGCAATGGTTTCTACTGACAATACCGGAGGAAGCACAACGGATTCTCCTGCACTAAAAGGAATTCAATACATTACTAATGCTAATGATGTTGCTAACTTTAACATGAGCGGTATTATAGACTGCACTGGTCATACTACATATACTGATGTTTATGCAAGAATCAAGCATAACAACGGCAGCAGTCAAAACATATATCTAAACTACGGTCAATTGTCTGCTCTTAGGATTGGCTAATGGGTCTTTATGCAACATCAGTTGCCTATGGTCCACCAGTCTTAAGGGATGCTGATGCTGATGCATCTCTAGTAACTGAGCTTAGATCAGCTATAGAGGACCAAAGAAGCATAATTACCGCTGTTCCAGGAGAAGGCTCAGTGCTTGGTGTCTGGGTCTACAATGGATTTATTTATGCTTTTAGAAACAAAGCTGGCGGCGCTTCTGCCGGTATGTATAAATCATCCAGCGCAGGATGGACTGAAGTTAGTCTTGGTACTGCTTTAAATTTTGACGGGACTACTACAAGTGGTGAGCCTACCCCTGGAGACTCTGGAACTCCAACCACATTAGAAGGTGCTACTAGCGGAGCAAGCGGTGACTTAGCTGGTATTTCGTACAGTGGATTGTGGGAGACAGGCGCTTCAGGCACTATGGTGCTTACTAATATATCTGGAGTTTTCCAGGATAACGAAGATATTAAAATGCCTTTGCTGGCATTTGATACTGGATCATCAGAGATTAGTGCTGGAGATACTATAACAGGAGACTCTTCTGGAAAGACTGCAGAGGTTACTAGCGTGACTATTACCTCTGGCACGTGGTCTGGAGGCTCTGCTGCTGGATATATCTCTATTAAGAATAATACAGGGACATGGACAAATAATGAAAACATTACTGTCCTTGGAGTAAATAAGGCTTTAGTAAATGGGGCCGCAGAACCAACAGCAGTAACTGTAGCGAAAGCAGATGGCACAACTTACGAACAAACTCTTGCCCCTGGTGGGAAGTATGAGTTTATAAATTATAACTTCCGTGGAGATGCTACAGGCATTACCATGTATGGAGTTAACACAGTAGATAATGGGTTTTCTTGGGATGGCACTACGTTTATAAAGATTGTAACCGGAAGCGCAACAGATACTCCAGAGCATGTTATCGCCCACACAAAACATTTGTTTTATTCCTTTCCAAACGGATCAATACAGCACTCCAGTATTGGCGCTCCAAACAAATGGAGTGTAATTACTGGTGCGGCAGAGTTGTCAGTTGGTGATGTAGTTTCAGGGTTCTCTACAGAAGTAAATGATGTAATGTCAATCTTTACTAGAAATGAAACATTTATGCTGTATGGATCGTCATCTGCTGATTGGGCGCTTAAGAGATTCCACCAAGGAACTGGAGCTGTACCATACACATTACAGAAGATGGATCAAACATTCTTCTTAGATGATAGGGGTATTACATCTGTCTTTACTGTGCAGGCGTTTGGTGATTTCCAAGCTGCCGTTGCATCAGATTCAGTTGATCCATACATTCAGAAAAAGAAAGACAATGCAATCCTGTCTGTAAAGGTTAGAGCAAAGAATCAGTATAGGCTATTCTTTGACGATAAGACTGGTATAGCAATGACCTATATAAATAGGCAGAACCAGGGGATTATGCCATTTACTCTTAAACATCAGATATCTTCTGTCTGCTCTGCTGAAGATTCAAATGGATTTGAAGTTATCTACGGTGGTTTTGACGATGGGTATGTGCGGAAGATTGACTCAGGAACCAGCTTTGATGGTCAATCAGTTCCATCTTTTATTAGAACCTCCTATCACAACTACGGCTCTCCACAAACAAAGAAAAGGTTTAGAGATTTAAATCTAGAAGTTAATGCCGATACCTCAACAACGTTGACAATTCAACCGAGCTTTGACTATGGTGGAACATTCAACCCAAGAAGTTCTCCCTCTGCTTCTTCATATACTGTAGATGTTACATCTGATCAGTGGAACGAAGATGATATATCTAGCAGCGCTACAGGAGTCACTGTTGTTGCGTCAGAAAGAATAAAAATAAATGGCATAGGAACCAACATGGGTCTTATTATTAAGAACGAAGCTATATACGATAAACCAATCACGCTCCAAGGCGTTGTTGTAAATTACTCTCCAAGGGGAATTAGGCGATGAAAATTCCAGTAAAAAGCGGGCGAACAAGCCTTTCATATATAACAGACGAAGAGCGTAAGCTTCTTAGACGAAGGGATGCTGTAAAAGGTTCTCCTAATAAAAAGACGGTTCATGGACTTCCTAAGCTAGACGGCGGTGATTATCTAGCTGACATTGCCAGAGAAAAAGACCTTAGGGCTAAAGAAAAAGTTCTTATGGATGCTGGGTTTACTAAAGCTCTTACAGCGGGAGGAGGAAAGAGTGGAGGGTCTGAAAAATATGTTCATATAGGAAAAGGATTAAGCGCTGGCTATCTTGGAGCACCTTCAGATACACCTATTAAATACGGTTCCGGACCTGATGAAATTCGCAGATTCCCAGGAATGGGTAGTGTTGCAGCCACTCCTAAAGTTGAGCCTATTAAAGTTGCGGACACAACTTCAGCACCTAGCGGTGGCTCATCAAGCTCTTCTAGACCAACTCCTACACCTCCTTCAACACCTTCCTCTCCTTCTCCTTCGCGATCTCCAGCCACTGATGCTGGTTCTTCAGATAGTATCGCAAGCGCAGCAATTGATCCAGATCAGCTGCAACAACCTATGCTTGACGAGATTGTAGCTGACGGAGTTAACTCTGAACTTCTTGAAAATAGACTTACAAATCTTATCAACAAAAATAACCCTCTGTTTAAAGCTGCCACAACCAAGACTATGCAAGCGATGGCAGCTCGCGGTTTGGTAAATAGCTCTATTGCTGAAGAAGCTGTAATGAGCGCCATTCTTTCAGTTGCTATGCCTATCGCTGAACGAGATGCAAATGCATACATGAACCAGAGAATGCAGAACCAGGCATACAGCAACGAATTTAGGGCGCAACAGAACCAAGCATACTATCAGTCATTTCTTCAGAAACTGCAACACAGCATGGACATGGCAATGAGGCAGCTTGTTGAGCGCTCAGCTAACTGGAGAGCGGTACTTGCTCAGCGTGGCGCTATTGCAACACAGCCAGGAATGAGTACCTCTGCTGCTGAAGCAGCCCTTGGAACAGTTACTCCTAATTGGTGGGAAGCATGAGCACGACTAAGCGTTTAAAGACTGCAGGATTAAATAGAGATGGAACCTCTAGACTTTCTGTAACAAAGAAAAAGAAAAGCAAAAGCAGATACATTATACCTGCCGTAATAGGAACTGCTGCTTTGCTTTCTGGATTTGGAGGTTTTGGGGCGTCAAG